GTGGTAGATATAGGATATACAAAGAAACAGCTTCCCCTTTGTGCACTCTGCACAAACATCAATTGACTGTGTCGGTCAGGCCTTAACAACAGTATGAAAAGCAAGTATACTTACTTTTGAAGGGAGGTGTGTTCAATGGTATGTCCGATCTATAAGCAGGAGTTAACAGATAAGCAGCATATGATTATGGCCAAAGCAACATGTGCCATTAGCTGTAAGACTTGCAAACTTCCGGATGTTGTCTTCAAAGATGATCCAAAGAAGAGATTTAATTGTAAATATGAAATCAAAATGAAATGGAGGTGATCATATGGCTAATAAGAAAACAAAGTTAAAACGTAAGAAGGCCAAAAAGACAAAATTAGGCTACACAACAAAACAGATCATGTCACCGGGCTTCCAGATGCCTTCTGATTATAATGAGTTAGTTAAGATCCATAAGACTCTGGCCAAAACGGCTGACAGAAGACTTCTGAGACTGGAAGAGTATTCCAAAGAAGAGAACATGGGCAATGCTTTACAATGGGCTTATGCAAGGGCTATGAGAGATATCAAAGCATGGTCCGGAGAAGAGGCAAAAAGATTTGATACAAAGCCTCCTGAAAATAAGCATAGTATCCTTGCTAAGATAAAGGACATGCAAAACTTTATTGAAAAGCCTTCCAGTACAAAAGCCGGTATCAAAGGAATTTATCAAAAGAGAGCCGAGTCAGTAAATGAAGAATACGGAACGGACTTCACATGGGAAGATATCGGAGACTTCTATGAGGGTGAGATGTACAAAAGACTTGATGAGTCATTTGCATCCGATACCATTACTGAGACAGTCGGTAAGATGGTGCAGGAAAAAGGAGAAGTCAAGAAGCTCTTTGAAGCAATGAGTAAACTGGATGCTAAAGACGTTAACAAATTCCTTGAAAAGCAGAAGATCTTCAGAGGTGATGATGCTGTAGAAGATAAACTGATTAAGAAAATGGTTAAAGAGTATCCGGATGAAGTTAAAGAATTTCTGGGTATTTAGGAGGCAAGATGACAAGAGCACAGCTATATAATACGAGGAAGGTATGGCTGCAGGAGCATCATAAATACAAAATGTCATTGTATTCTGAGTTTGAATACAAGATTCTTGATAATATAATGTACATTACCAGAGCAGGGCAAGGTCATAAAGGGGAGACATATAATGACTGTATAATCATGGCTGATACAGAAACAAGCAAAGAAAAAGCCGGAGAAGTTTGCAGAAATTATGTTGTAGCATGGACTATAAGCATCAGAGCTTTTGACATGAACATTGTCACACTTTACGGACACAAACCTTCTGAGATGGTTGAGTGCATCAATAAGATCATGAGCCATATGTCAGGAAACAGAACGATAATCTATTGGCATAATATGAGCTATGATTATGTATTTATGAGAAAATTTTTCATGAAGGAATGGGGAACACCTGAAAAGCAGCTAAACATAAAAAGCCATTACCCTCTTTTTATCAATTATAAAAATGGCTTGATCATGAAAGATTCCCTGATGTTAGCACAAAGAAAATTAGAGAAATGGGCTGAAGATTTAGGAGTAGAGCATCAGAAGGCTGTAGGAAGCTGGGACTATGACAAAGTTAGAAATCAGTCTGATACATTCTCAGATGCAGAGCTTCATTATATAGAAAATGATACTCTTGCCGGAGTTGAGTGCATACAGGCCACAATGGATGTATTACATAAGAAGATATACTCACTTCCTTATACTGCTACAGGTATTCCGAGAGAGCAAGTACAGAAGCTTGCAAAAGAAAACAGAGGAAGAGAGAAATTCAAGAAAATAGCTCCAACGTATGAAGTATATAGAATTCTGGAGATGGTTTATCATGGAGGATATACTCATGCGAACAGACACATACTTGAGCTTATTATTGATGATGTAATAACTATATGTTATGACTTTGCATCCTCATATCCTTATGTAATGCTTTCTGAGAAATATCCCGGAAGCAAGTTTTCTTATTTTGAGAAGGCTGTATCACCGGATGAGATCTTAAAGATATCAGACAAGTATGCTTTTATCTTCAAGCTCATTTTAATAAAACCGAGACTTAAAGATGACTTTATAACAATGCCAACCCTTCAATATTCTAAATGTGTGAAGATAGTCAACCCTGTAGAAGATAATGGAAGAGTGCTTTGCTGCAGCTATGCTGAAATATATCTAAATGAGATAGACTTATCACTTATCATGAGTCAGTACACATTTGATAATGCTGTATGTATGGATGTTTATTATTCAGTGAAGAAATACCTTCCGAGATGGTTTACAGACTATGTATTTCAATGCTTTGAAGATAAGTGTAAGTTAAAGGGAGGAGATCCTGTTTTGTATTCCATAGCAAAAGCCAAACTTAATAGCCTTTATGGAATGAGTGTCCAGAAGAGTATTAAAGAGCTCATTAATGAAGATTATGAGACTGGTGAGTATCATGTAGATGAGAGCTTCAACCCTGAAGAAGAATACAATAAATATTTGAAAAAGCATACATCAGTCCTGCCTTATTTTTATGGTGTGTGGGTAACGTCTTATGCTTTTAAAAATCTTTTTGAGCTTGGAAAATGTTGTAAAGAGTGGTATTACTCCGATACAGACAGCTGCTATGGCTCCGGCTGGGATGAAAAGAAAGTAAAAGCATATAATGACGGATGTAAGAAGAAACTAAAAGCCAACGGATACGGACCTGTAAGGGTAGACGGTAAAGAATTTTGGCTTGGAGTCGCTGAGCTTGACGGAGTCTATTCAGAATATGTCACCTGTGGAAGTAAGAGATATGCATGCAGATATAAGGACACAGGAAATCTCAAGCTCACTGTAGCCGGAGTACCTAAAAAGGGTGGAGCAAAGTGTTTAAAGGATAACATCCGTAACTTCCATAGAAGTTTTTGCTTTGACGGAGAGACAACCGGAAAGAAGCAGCATACATACTTCTATGAGCCGGATATCTGGACAGATAAGCATGGTAATGAAAGAGGTGACTCAATAGATCTGAGTCCGACCACTTACATTCTGGATGCTGCAGGTCAGTTTAACTGGGAAAAGATTTTTGATGAAGAGATTAATATTCAAGTTTACGAGGAGGATTAAACATGAAAAGTTTAAAATTTAAGCATTTAAGAATAACATTTATTGATGAAAAATCCGTTGAATTTTCCAGTGCACTTATTGATCATATTGAAACCATAGCAGATTCAAATGACTTCATTGTAAAATTATTTTATATTATCTTAGATGATGAAACAAATTCACATACTGAGAGATATGTTTTCAATATTGAATCAATTAAATTAATAGAGCAGAGATGGAAGAAGGTAGAAAAAGATGATAATTAAGCTAAGAGACGGTAACTTATATTGCACGAGGTGTAACAGAAATTGTGTTGATGCCTGTTATAGCTTATGTAAATATTATAAATCAACATGTACTGCCTGTAAGTATTTTCATGATGATACAGGATATTGTGATGATTGCACTCTTACAGGTGATAATAAATGGGAGGATGCTTATGAGCACTAACATCATAATATTTGTAATTGGAATAGCTGTAGGAATGATAATTGAGCTCTTGCTTATGGTATTTATTAATGGAATTGGAGGTAATACAGATGGAAATTGAAAAGCAGATAAGCTTAGCTGTTAAAAGAGCAAAGATTGAAATTTTGGAAGATTTAAAGGAAAAGATTGATATTTATTATTCTGATTGTGAATTAAGCTTATCAGATAAAGATACTACTTGCAGTAAGTGTAATAAAAATATGTTTTCAAGTATATTTAACATGATTGACAGAGATATATCTAAACTGAAAGGAGAATAAACATGAATTTGAGTGAAACAATAGTCGAAATGGTTAGTGAAAATTATGTAGATCGTTTTATTGCTGAATATAAACAGGTATATATCAGGGCAGCAAAACTTGATGATTTATTGTGTAATTGGAATAATTTAGTTTTTACACCTAAATGCAGCATAGAACTTTTACAGGAACAACTTCGTATCATGTATCAGTATGTAAGCATATTGGAAACAAGGGCAGAAATAGAAGGCATTAAATTGCCTACCATAAGAGACTTTTATCCGGAGGAGGTAGCTAATGAAGAAAGATAATCCAATTATTTCGAAACAGAATAAAAATATTCCTATTCCGAATAAGAATATTCCGAATCCGAATAAATATGCAAAGCAGTCAAAGAAGCAGTCACATCCGTTTAGGCATCAGTAAAGGAGAGCTTATGAAATATTATGACATAAAAGATGATCTTGTTGCATATCCTGATGCATGGTGTTATCTGGTATGGTCGAAACGTGGCCCGGGTAAAACCTACAGCACTTTAAGATTTTGCATTGAAAATAAAATAAAGTTTGTTTTCATAAAGCGAACTATTGAAGATGTCAAAATGCTTTGTGCATCCGGGAGACGTAAGGACATAGAATTTGATGTATCTCCTTTTGTACCTTTAAACAGAGACTTTGGATGGAATATAGCACCTGTAAAGATAGAAAAAGGAATTGCAGGCTTCTATCAATGCAATGAACAAAATGAGCCTGCAGGAAGTCCTTTAGGTTATTGTGTAGCCTTATCAGTGGCTTCTGATGTAAAAGGCTTTGATATGTCAGAGTGTGACATCATGATTTTTGATGAGTTTATTCCCAAAAGATATGAACGTGTCAGAAGAGATGAAGGTGATGCACTTCTGGATATATACATGACCATATACAGAGACAGACTTGCAAGGGGAAGAGGTGAGCTCAAGCTCATATGCTTAGCCAACGCAACAAGTATAAATAACCCCACATTCATGATACTGGATGTTATGGACATAGCTGCAGACATGGATGTAAAAGATATTGAGTACTTCTATAATGAAAGAAAAATTCTTATGCATAAAATACCGGCACAAGTAGCAGAGCTTAAAGACTTGTCAGGAATTGAGATAGCAATGGCCGGAACTACATGGGCTGACATGGCTTTTGGTGGAAGCTTCTCTTATGATGACTTCAGCAATGTGAAGCATACAAGGCTTAAGGGCTATCAGCCTTTATGTGCATATACTTATAAGAAGAAAACAGTTTTCATTTATCTTAAAGACGGATACTATTATGCTACATATGCCAGAGCTAAAATTGAGCCTTATAACCTTGACAGAGAGAATGATCAGAAGAGATTCTTTTATGATTATGTAGGAAGGTTAAGAGAGGCCTGCATAGCTGAGAGAATGAAGTTTGAATCATATTCCATGTATGATGTGATAATTAACTACAAGAAAATCTTTAATATTTAGTAAATTTTAACAAAAGTGAGTATACTCACTTTACAAATTTTAAAAAGTGAGTATACTTATTTTCATAAGGAGGTGATAACCATGACAGAAGCAGAAATCAAAGAAACAAAAGGACTGCTCCTTGTAGACGGAGCATATAACACATTACTTATTCCATTCGGATCTGATGACATCAAAGAGCTCATGGAGAAATTTGTACATGATAATCTTAAATACGTCAGGAAGAATAAGACAAAGTCAGACCTTAATAAGTCTATCAGACAGTATCTTAATAAGGAATATGTCAATGTAGAAAGGGATGGAAGACTATGACATATATTATTGCCTACAGGCTTATAAGAAAGAATGCCAGAAGAAAAGTCTATTCTCGTATGGCATGCGTTGATGAGCATGATGCACTGATGCAATTTAAAGCTTATTGTGATATGAGGCAGAGAGTAGATGATAAGGCTAAGCAGTGGGAGCTTCTTAGAGGAGACTGGAAGCATATAAAATTTTATGAGAACGGAGAGTTGAAATGAGAAACGAACTTGAATACAACTTTAGAAAAGCAGAGCATGTTGATATGATAAGTCTAATGGAATCTATTAAGTCAGTTTACAGACTTGAGCTTGAATCAACTGTGAAATCTTTTGATCAATATCATTATGTATCGGAAGAAACATATGTTGATTATATGAAGGTATGTGCTAAAATTGAAGTGCTTGAGCAGGTCGGCCTCTTACTCCCTACAGAAGAGGCAGACCTTAAAGCAGAAGCCTATGCCATAAGGCTTGATATATTAAAAGAATTAGAAAATAAGGAGGACTAAGCAGATGGCAAAAAAGAACAGTGCTAAAAAGAGCAGTGAATTTATCGAGTACAAAGTTGAGGGTAAGGAGTTTGACTACTCCGGAAGATTATTCCCTGAGAGACAAAGAGAAGCAGGCAAGCTTACAATTACACCTATGACATTATGTTTGTCAGAGCAGATTACCATTAAGGGCTGCAGCTTTTATCAGACTAAGGACAATGCATGGATAGGTGGACCTCAGTATAAGGTAGGAGACGATTATAAGGACTATCTTTATATTGATAAGTCTCTTAATGAGGACATGGAAAAGCTTGCTGAAGAAATTGCAGGACTTTTGAGGAAATGAAGTCCGGACATCCCTTTTTCTTATGATCCTGATAATGACTTCATGGATATAAAAGAGGATGATCTTATGTACATGCCATTCTAAGTAATGGGCCACAGTCACTTACAATTGAATATAGAAAAAGAAAAGGACCTTCCTATGAGGTCCTTTTTCTTTGGGGAGTTACTTTGTGTATTGTTAAGCAGAAGTAAATGATACAAACCTGAAAACAACTCTACTCATAATATATGAGTATACTTGCTTTTTGTCAAGCCTTCCTATATATTTAAACTATAGGAGGTATTTAATATGAAAAGTGAATTATCAACATATTGTAAACAGATGAGCCCTTCAAAATCAAAGAGGACTGAAAAGGTAACTAAGATAACAATACACCACATGGCAGGTATCCTTACATGTGAACAGTGTGCTTCTATTTTTGCACAGCCGAGAAGATGTGCTTCTGCTAACTATTTAATAGGAAAAGATGGAGCTATTCAGTGCAATGTTGATGAAGAATTCAGAGCATGGACTTCCGGATCTAACTGGAACGACCAGAGAGCCATCACCATTGAAGTATCAAATTCAACCGGAGCTCCCAACTGGGAAATAGGAAGCAAGACTTATGAATCATTAATTAAACTTTGTGCAGATATCTGCAGAAGATATTGCATTGTACCTACCTTCACAGGAGACAAGAACGGTAGCATGACATTCCATTATATGTATCAGGCTACAGCTTGCCCGGGCCCGTACATCAAAAGCAATATTCAGAGAATTATCAACGATATCAACAATGAATTGTTGATAAATAATGAAGAAAAGCCTAAGAACGAAAAACAGGAAAAACCATCCGACACATCAAAGAAAGTCAAAGTCACATGTAATGATCTCAATGTAAGAAAAGGCCCGGGAACAAAATACGGAGTAAGCACTCACATCAAAGACAAAGGTGTTTATACCATTGTGGAAGTGCAGAACGGATGGGGAAAATTAAAGTCAGGAGCAGGATGGATATATCTTAAGCATACTAAGGAGGTTAAGTGATGGATGCTAACACCTTAATAACAATGATAGGCTCTTTGGGTTTTCCTATTGTGGCATGCTGTGGCATGGCTTACTTCTTTGCTAAAGCCAATGACAACTACAGGCTTGACATGAAGGAAGCTTCTGAGAGACACAAGAACGAAATAGACAAGATGAGTGAAGCCATTAACAATAACACAAAAGCTTTGGAGCTTTTAATTCAGAAGATGGATGGTGATAATTAATGAAAGTAAGATTTTATAAGACATTTTCAAAAAGAAAAAACTCAACTAAGCAAATATCAAGTGAGAGCTATGATGAAATTGACCTTGTACTTAAAGAGATGACTTCAATAGAGACACCTGTATTTCTTCTTACCGGAGACAAGTTTGATTATAACTATTGTTATATATCAGACTGGGGAAGATATTACTTTGTAGGAGATATCTCTTCTTCAGCAAAAGGACTCTCTCAAATAAATCTCATTGAAGATGACCTTGCATCTCATAAGACTGAAATAGGAAGTACTGTAGCTCAAGTAGTATTTTCTTCTTCAGGATATGATACTTGGAAGGTTGATCATAGACTTGCGACCAAAGTAACAAAGACAATTACAAGCTCAAGTGATACTCCGGGAGTCTTTAATGGCACAGGATGCTTTTTACTTACTGTTATTAATGATAAGTCTTATTCCGGTATGACTTCACAGTATATTATTGATGAGGCAAACCTAAGAAACTTAGCAACAACACTTTTTACCAATGCCGGACTCAAGCAGGAATTAAAAGAATATTGCAATGCTCCTTTTGATGCTATCTTAAGCTGTAAATGGCTGCCATTTAGTGCATCAGAAACTCCGGGCTTCGGACTTGATACTATTTATTTAGGAATCACTCCGACCACTTCACAGGGAAGGCTTTTATCATCTCCTGCTGTAAGATCATCCAGTGTAACTTTAAGTATTCCATGGACATACAATGACTTCAGAAGGTCAGAGCCCTTCACAACATTGAACGCATGGCTTCCGGGATACGGATATGTAACATTATCTTCTTCGGATCTTCTTAATGGCTCAAGTATTAAATTTGATTTTATGTGTGACTTCGGCACCGGTGACATATGCTGTAATATCATTGATGCTGTAAGTGGTGATATCTTCCAGAGCATCAGCTACAATGTAGCTGTAGAAGTGCCTGTATCAAATATAACACTTGATATACCGGGCATTGTAAATAATACTACAGAGATGTTAGGCAATGCAGCAAACACAGCTCTTAATATAGGAAGCTCCAACATTGCCGGAGCTATCTCAGGAGGCTTCTCAACTGCATCAGCAGGAATAGGCTTAGCACTTGCTGCTAATAAGAGAGTTATGTCAGTTAAGGGAAGTGTCGGAGGCAGGGCAACCATTGCAGAAGGTATTGATGTAGAGCTTTACTGCTTCTCACTTAATACGGAAGATCCTGATGCTGCTTCATATATTGCAAGATGGGGAAGACCTGTAGGAGTTACTCATGCAATAAGCAACCACTCAGGATATGTGCAGTGTGACGGAGCATCAATTGACGGAGCTATGTTTGACGCAGAAAGAGATACAATTAATGCTTATCTTAATAGTGGCTTTTATTATGAGTAAGTGATATGATTATGGCAGGGCTTAGCTCTTCCTATTTTAGAAGGCTTGAGGGTTTTAATACTCTCAGGCCTTCTTTTTATAATATTATTGACTAATTCGGTCAAAATAAGTATACTCAAGTTAAGAAGGGAAGCATAAAGCCCGGGGCAGAACTCGTAGGAGTCGGAGCTTGCTTTGCCAGCAAACAAGCTTCCCTTCATATATTAAATAGGAGGAGAATATTATGGCAGCATTACAGACATTATCAGACTTGGCAGCTTTGGCCAGAGCAGGCTTTAAAGCTTCCGATATTAAAGAAATCATGGCAGCAGAACAGCCCAAAGAGGAAAAACCGGCAGAGATCCTTCCAAAAGAGGAAGAGCAACCTGCACCGGTGAACTCACTTCCAAAAGAAGAAAAGGCTGAGGATGTGCCTGATTATAAAAAGATGTTTGAAGATGAGCAGGCAAGAGCTTTAAAACTTGAAAAGGACCTTGCAAAAGCTCAGAAGGAAAACATCACAAAACCTGTGAAAGAAGAGGCAAAGCCTTCAGATCAGGAAGCAATTAATAACATATTTTTATCACTTTTATAGGAGGAAAAAGAAATGGCAAGAGCACTTACACCTATTGATGTTTATGCATTAATCAATGCAGTGTACAAAGAAGCCACAGGACAGGATGGAGCTATCACAGCAGTTGATACTTCTTCCTTTATCTCTGTAGGTGAATCAATTCTTAACAGTGGCACTGAGAATACTCTCAATGCACTCGCACTCGTTTTAGGTCGTACATTTATGGCAGTAAGACCTTATGAGGCAAAACTTAGAATCATGAATACACTAAACTCGGGGCTTTATGCTAACAGAGTAAGAAAAATTTCTTATTACTCAAGAATGGCTTCAGCTTCAGGTGCATTCAACACAGACCTTTATATTAACCATGCTATGGGATATGATAATGGAAGCAACCCTTCCGGAACACCTCCCACACCTAACTCACTTCCTACAATGTGGGAACAGAATCAGCCTATTCCTTTAGAGCTTAACTTCGGAGGCTCATCAGTATGGGATGACTGGACAACAGTCTACAAGTGGCAGCTCCAGCAGGCATTCAGATCTGAAGGAGACTTCGCAGACTTTGTTGCCGGCATTATGACTGAGAAGGGCAATGACATTGAATCAGAAAAAGAAGCATTCAACAGAGCTACACTTCTTAACTTCATGGGTGGTATCTATGATCTTAACTCTGTAACCGGTGGAGCTATTGACCTTGTTGCTGCATTCAATGCAGATAATGGTGGTACAACTTACACAGGTACACAGCTTAGAACTACATACTTTAAAGAATTCCTTGAGTGGTTTGTATCTTTCACAAGATATCTTTCAGATTCACTTGAAAACAGAAGTGTAAAATATCACTGGAGTCCTACTAAGACTATCAATGGTGTAAGCTATGAACTTTTAAGACATACACCTAAGTCAAAGCAGAAGCTCATCCTTCACAAGAAATTCTTATATGATGCTGAAGCAAAGGTACTTCCTGAGATCTTCAACGATCAGTACTTAAGAATTGAAAATTATGAAGGTGTTACATTCTGGCAGGATGAGGCTATTCCTTTTGGTATCAATGTCACACCTGCTATTCCTGACACATCAGATCCTACAGAGCAGACAGTAGGTACTACTGTGGCTCTTGATTATGTTATCGGTGTTCTTTATGATGAAGATGCTTTGATGGTTGATTATCAGCTTGATGATGCACTTTCAACACCTATGGAAGCAAGAAAGGCTTATTCAAATGTCTTCTGGCACTTCCGTAGAAATGCAATTAATGACTTTACCGAGAATGCCATCCTTTTATACATGGCTTCTTAATCTGCCATACATTTATCCCTGCAGTCATCCTCGTAGGCTGCAGGGATACTCTTAAGAGAGGAGAATAACAATGTATTTACCACTTAATTATAAAGATATAAATAACTTTGATGGTCATTACATTCCGTCTCAGATTAAGAGTTATAATAATCAGCAATTCTGCTTATGGCGGAGAGCATTATTTCAGAGAGCATGCTCCGTAATAAAAATTGAGCTTCCAAAAGACTGGATGAAGCATCTTGATCTTATGTACTGGACATTATTCACAAGAGGCTTTGCCGGTGTCGGAGAAATGGCTGAAGTGGGTAAATGGTTTAACCCGGTAACACTATCCGGCTACAATTTTTATTATGAGCCTACAAAAGCAATACTGGCTAACCCTGCTTTAAGGGATACATCCAGAGAGCTTATAATAGGTGAAGATGTTGAAATATTGAAACTCACTCCCGATTATATGGGAATATGGGATGTAATAACATATTATGCAGAAAAGCTTGCTACCATGGATGTAGCAATTAACACTGCAATTATTAATACAAAATTTGCTTACATTGTCGGAGCAAAGAACAAAGCAGCTGCAGAAGTTTTGAAAAAGCTTTTTGATAAGGTTAACTCAGGTGAGCCTGCAGTGTTCTTTGATAAGAAGCTTGCCAATGATGGCACTGATCAGGAAGAGCCATGGCAGGCACTCTTTAGAGACAATATAAAGCAGTCCTATATTATTACTGACTTATTGAGAGACTTCCAGACCATTATCAATGAATTTGACACAGAGATAGGCATTGTGACTATCCCCTATGAGAAAAAGGAGAGAATGGTATCTGATGAGGCTAACAGCAAGCAGTATGATGCTTTGAGTCGATGCACTATCTGGTTTGAAGAATTAAAGAGGACAGCTAAGATATGTAATGAATTTTTAGGACTGACTCCGGGTGATGACATCAGAGTGAGTCTAAGATATGAAGAGGAGGTAAAAGATGGCAATAGCAAAATTGACAATGATAGGCCTTCACGAGTGGATGCTTGATCATAATGATGACCTCTTCAGAGACTTAACTATTCCGGCAGGAATAGACAAAACTACTCTTGTTAATAATATTCTTATGCGTGGTGGAGAGTTTGAAGTGTTATATTCAAACCCCTATTTCATGCAGACGATTATAGGAACATGGAGCAGTAAATGGCAGAGGACCATGGAAAAATGGCTTGCTGCTTTATCAATAGAATATGATCCATTAAACAACTATGACCGAACAGAGATTTATACTGACATAAGAAGTGAAGGTGAAAAGACATCCAACACCATGAAAGAAAACGGAGCACTTTCTTCCAATGAAGGTAATACCGGAAGCGAGAGCATCAAACGTGAAGAGAATGCTTTAGGTACTGACTCTTCTGACAGTGAAGGTGATGGATCTTCAACCAATACTGTAAGTGCTTATGATGCATCAGACTATCAGGCACATGATAAAAATGAAAGTGCTAATCATGGTACGAACATTTCAAACTCTTTAACATCTGCTCAGGGAGAGACAACCAAAGACACATCAGATGATAAGACAAGAAATGACTTCACATATAAGGATGCTGATTCAAACACAGACAGATCACTTGAGTCCAGTGTTGAGCATTCTGCTCATCTTTACGGAAATATAGGCGTTACAACTTCACAGCAGATGCTTGAAAGTGAGCTTGATATAGCTAAATGGAACTTATATGAACAGATTACAGACTTATTCTTGAATGAGTTTTGTATATATGTATATTAAGGAGGTGTACTTATGAAGGTTATTGTTAAAAACAAAACTTCATTTCAGACCATCCAGATAGAAAATGTGACTTCTATCTCTTATGCAAATAAGATTTTCTCCATCACAGCCGGAGGAACTACAAGCACATACTCTCAGGATGCGTACTGTGTTTTCATTTTAAACAAATAAGGAGGTATAAAAATGAGCTTCTGGAATAAATATCCTTATTCAGACTTCCATGAATTAAATCTTGACTGGCTGCTTCAGGAAATGAAAGATCTGGATGACAGACTCGACAATGCAATAGCTGAAATTACTGCTACAGTTGAAGCCAATGTTAAAGCATATGTTGATGACCAGCTTGCCGGACTTATCAATGACTTTGCTCAGATCCAGAGAGAATTTGCTGAAGTAAAAGACGCAACTGAAGACATGGAAGCTTTTATCACAGCCTATGTCATTGACGTAAATGCAAGGCTTGACGGACTTAAGACATATATTGATAATCAGGTAATAAGTGTTAATGACAGAACAGATGCACTTATCGCTTCCAATAATGAGATGATTTTATCTCAGTTATCTGAGACATTAAGAAGTCTTACTGTAATTAATTACTTTACCGGTGAAGAAATATCCATACAGGACATGTTTAACTATCTTGCAATGCTCCATCTTACAGATTCTATTGATTATGATACAATGGCATCAAGAGCAAAGACATATACACAGCTTGCAGGTCTTAACATAAGCTATACAAATCTTGTAGAGCATGGCAATACACTTTATGTTTAATAGGAGGTATCCAATATGACTTACACATCAAACTACAATTTAAACATTGTTGAAGGTACTGACATAGTTAACCCTTTAACACAGCTTAATCCTAACTTTACATCTATTGACTCAATTATGAAGAGCAATGCTGATGCATCAGTAACTCCTGCTACATGCATTAAGTCCGGTACTGTTCATACAGTAACCAGAACTAACACAAGCGCTGAGATGTTTGTATTCACTGCTACAGGTGACTGGAATACAGGAGATACTATGACAGTTGATGGTACTCCCGTCACTCCCGTTCTTCCTGATGGCACTGCTTTACTCACAGGATCTTATCTTATCAATGCTGAAGTACTTTGTTCTATTAAAGGAACTAAGGTCACTGTATATTCTAACAAATTAAACCTTCCTACAATTCTTGCATCAGATGTTGAATATGCTGCCGGTGTTTCTGTAAAAGATATGCTTGATGCTGCATCAGATAAACAGATCATAGCCGGTAACTCTGATTATGTTACTGGAAGTCTTAATTATATCAAATTCGGTAAGATGGTTATATTAAATAGTAGATTTACTATTCACACCGAAAAACCTTCAGGACAGAGTAACTACTTGTTTACAGGCTTGCCTATTCCTTCTTCAGTAGTGCCTGTATGTACACATGATATGAGTAAGTTAATCATTGTTAATTCATCAGGTGAACTTACATCCAACCTTGCTGTACCTGCAGGAACATACAATATCTTTGCTGCTTACGTTGAAAATTAATCTAAATCAGTAAGAAGGACCGGTTGATGCCGGTCCTTTTTGATGATCTAAGGCCTGACCGACACAGTCAATTGATGTTTGTGCAGAGTGCACAAAGGGGAAGCTGTTTCTTTGTATATCCTATATCTACCAC